GAGACAAACAACCTCTCTAGGAAAAGCCTGCAATTTGAAAATTTAGCAGGTATGATCTACACCCGACAAAGGACTATAACCATAGTCCGAGGTCAGGCCACTGACTAACCAGACTTTTGAGCAACTTAGGAGAGGTGTCGTGAGAAGGCACAATGTTCCGTCCCTTCCCAGTCGACTCCCTCTCGGTAAGACGCTCAATCGCTTTAAGTCTGGACGGCATCGTCGCCCCTTCACTCTTGTGAAGGGTGAGCTTTGACAAACGCCACAGTTCGGCTAGTAAATAGCCGTCCCGTTGATCCTCTCGAGTTTTACTCGATTCTCCCACGTGCCAAAAATACCACCCCTCGAAGCCGCAAGGCTTTTTAGGGTTAGCAAAGTATTTAGGCGCGCGAATCGGAGCGGATTCATCGAAGCAACCGATAAACCCACCATCACCAAATCCTTCAGGAATCCACAACCGCAAGGCTGTAGGAACCGAATGGACAAGGCGATAAAATGCACGTTTGAAAGACGTGTCGCAAGCAGTGTAATTCCACCACCGACGAGACATTCTTCGAATGGCATTCCCGAAGCGATAAACGCTGAGAACGGATGTCAACCTACTTTTCAAGTAGATAGGTTTAACGTCAAAACCTGAGTACCAGTGAGCTCCGCAACTTTCATGAAACATAGAATCGATGTGACTCTTGTTTCGATTAACACGAAAGCCATAGAACTGACTGAGCTCATCGAAGATACTAAATGCAGACGCCGGTAAAATGACGTCGTCTCCGTAAACGCTAATGTCTCCACTAGCATGTAGGTATTTAGCACAAGCTTTAGCAAGTGCATAGAATACCAGAGATTCAAGTTGAAAAGTGAATCCATTCCCCATACTGGAGAATTTATTCCACCTAAACTGAGTCGCATTTAGTGAGCCGTAGCGGGAACGACACGAATCCATAACACTAAACCACTTAGGCGGCAAAACCGCTCTCATGGCTTCAGTGCTAATGGAGTCGCTGGCAGAGGAAAAATCAACGGTGCAAAGCGCACCGCCATCCCGAGAACGGGACAGCGACGCAGACTTGGCAAGACGCTGATTTCTACCCTGATCAGTTAAGTCGATTCCAACCCGACTAAGGCGCGAACCAATCATGTTGCCAATGGACTTCTGGAAGAAGAGATTCACTCCAGGTTCAATGGCAATTACACGGTCGGTTTTTGCGTTCTTCGGGACAGTAACAACCTTATTTCCGACTTGAAATGAGGGGAAACCCTCTAACTCCAAGTGCCGGCCCCACTGAGGATAAACTACACTCAGAAGGTCAGTTGGAAGTAAG